TTACACTGCGCGAACTTGTTAAGAGCCAGACCGCCGCCCGTCTAGGAATTGAAAACACTCCTGACGCTTTTCAAATGGCTTATTTAGAAAAAGTGTGCAGAGATATACTGGAGCCTGTTCGCGAGCATTACGGCGTTGCGTTCTCGCCGTCGTCAGGATACCGGTCACCGGAGCTTTGCGAAGCAATCGGGAGTAGTCGAAAGTCCCAACATGCAAAAGGGCAGGCGGCGGACTTTGAAGTACCCGGCATTGACAACTTGGCGCTAGCTGAGTGGATTAAAGAAAACCTCAAGTTTGACCAGCTTATCTTGGAATGCTACATGCCGGGAAACCCAAACTCCGGGTGGGTGCATTGTAGCATAGCCGATACCCTGCGCGGCGAGACACTCACCTACACCAAGGGCGTAGGTTACAGCAAGGGCCTAAACGCTTAGAGAGTAAACTTGGATATATCGTAACCCTCTTCTTTTAAGCATAGGGCTATCTCACGTAGGCTCTTTCTGCCGAAATTGGGTATTCTTAAAAGAGAATGGGCGTTCTGAGATCGATAGAACTCTTCGATTGGCAGATGAGTAAGGTTTTCGTTTGCCAAGCACATTCCTGTTCGCCACCTAAAAGGGCCTAAATCAGACACAGTCACTTTTTCCTTTGGGATACTGGACAAGCAGCTCTGTAAAAACTTCTCTCGTTTCAAAATCGCTTTTGTCCAGTTCAAGGACAAACTATATTTTTTGGAAAGATCTAGGGCGCTAGACCCTTCCTTGTGTTCTTTCAGCATCGTCGCGTTGCGCTTCCAATTCTCAAGGTATTTGTCTTTTTGCTTTTGCGACTTGTAATGGTCTTTTTCATTCGGGAACCGGTAATCCCACACTCTATCAAGCATATTATAGCTCCTCTTGCTGTATATCATTTTAACCAGCCTTTAACCTCTTCCCCAAGAACCTTACCAGCCAGTATGTTTTTGTCTTCTAGGGCCTGTAGGATCTTTTCGTCTACCGTGTCGGGGCACACGAGGTCAATATACGTCACAGGCTTGTTCTGACCGATTCGATGGGCGCGGTCTTCGGACTGTAGTCGTATCTCAAGATCGTAGCTGTTGGAGAAATAAACTACGGTGGTCGCCTCCGTTAGCGTGATGCCGTATCCCCCGGTCCGCGGCTGACCGACAAAGAAACGTAGCTCGTCGTCCGGGTCTTGGAACCGGTTTACAATTTCCTGCCGTTCATCCTGCGGCGTCTCTCCGTAATAAGTAGCCACGGAACGCGGACCGTGGCCCTCGGATATCGCATCACGGATCTTGCGGAGGCTATGCGTAAACGTCGCCCAAATTATGACTTTGCCTTGCGCGTCTTCCAGAACGTCGAGCAGTTCTTGAAACCTGCCGTTGTCGATGTCTTCAACGGGCTTGTCGTCCGGCTGAAAAAACCCGCAGCAAATCTGCTGAAGACGCATGATCTGTGTCAGGACGCTTTGCGTAGTAGCTACAGACTTGTCGTTCAAGGCGGCGAGCGCCAGCTTTTTCATCTGGTCGTAAACTTTTTTCTGCTCAGCGCTCAGCGGAATCTGGCGACGGATGTACAGCTTATCCGGCAAATCAAGGCAGTCTTTCTTCAAGGTTCGCGTAGCAAAGTCGTCCAGCTTTTCCGACAATTCGTTCAAGCGCCGGTATCCCACTATCTCCTGAAAAGACTTGTGGCCCATTTGCCGTCGCTGGATAATGGCGTAGCGGTTCTGAAAAGCGTAGTACGACCGAATACCTAAAGCCGACGGGTCCAGAAACTCACACTGCGCGAACAAATCCATCGGGCTCTTTGTGATAGGCGAACCGGTAAGGATGCGGCGATATTTGGATATCTGTCGAGCCTTGACCACGTTCTTTGTCCGCATCGCCTTGCGGTTCTTGATCGTAGTCGATTCGTCTACAACCATCAGGTTGTCCGGGTTCTGTTCTAAAAACACGTACGCCGCCTCGGCACCTCGGCCACTGCTAAACGCTTCGACGTTAACGACAAATACCTTCAGACCGTCGAACGGGTTAACCACCAGATCATAAAGCTCTTCTTCAAAAGACTTTGTCTTGGCGGGCCGCCAGCGGACAACCTTTCGAGCGATGCGCTCTGGCAGGTGCGCCGGTATCTCTTTCTGAACCCAGTTGTCATAGACACCCTTTGGTGCTACGACCAGCGCCGCATTTATTTTGCCGGACTCGAAAAGCTTGCCCATGGTATCGACAATCACCTTTGACTTGCCCGTGCCCATCTCCATGAAGAGCGCGTGATAGTCCGCGGACCACGAATCTTGCAGGGCGGTAAGCTGGTGAGCAAAGGGTTCTGTCTGAAAAGAGTAGGTCATGTTTTTTCCTGTTGACTATGGGAAATTAAGCGAGTACATAGGACCAGTCAACCCCGGAAACGGGGTCGTATCACGAAACACGAAAGGAGAAAACTGTGAACGAAAAGTTTGACATCCTCAACGCCCTTGAAGAACAGCACGAAGAAGAGAAGTCCTCTTCTGTTGAACGGATAGGTCAAAATGCTTTGGCTAGCGTATCAGAATGCGCTCGTCAAATCAGGCTTCAAGAACAAGAAATTGAAGCCACCGAGCAAAATCTGAAAAATCAAAAAGCAGAACTTCGCAGGCTTACTGACGAAGCAATGCCGTCTTTGTTTTCAGAACTCGGTCTTCAGTCGTTCAAGCTTGACGACGGCTCCGAACTTTCGGTGAAGCAGACTTACTCTGCTCAACCCCGAAGGGACGACCGCCCGCAAGTCTATGAGTGGTTGAGGCAAAACGGCTACGGTGACATCATCAAGAACACTGTCTCATGCAGCTTCGGTCAAAACGAAGACAACAAGGCGCAGGCGTTTTTTGACATGGCCGAACAAAAAGGTTACGTCGCCGAAGCCAAAACTGAAGTTCACCCCTCGACGCTACGAGCGTTTGTAAAAGAGCGTGTCGAGAATGGGGACGAATTTCCTACCGATCTTTTCGGAGCTTGGGTAGGTCAACGCGCAGTCATAAAAGGAGGTAAATAACTATGGCGAATACGGTTGCTACGAAGAAGAAGCAGGAGGTCGCAACAAACGATCTCTTGTCCATGTTTGAGGCCGAGTCTGGTTCGGGTCTTGAAAACCTGACGCAGGACGATCTTGCGCTACCGTTCATTAAGATATTGAGCGGGCTTGATCCGATCTTGGACGAGCGTGAAGACGCTCGAAAGGGCGACTTGTACAACACCGTTTCCGGACAAGTGTACAAGGGCAAAGAAGGCATCCGGGTTGTCCCGTGCGCCTACCAGAAGCGTTTTATTCAGTGGGCTCCTCGCGGCCAAGGCTCCGGCGCTCCGCTGAATATCTATACGCCCAACGACGCGTTACCGAAGACGGAGCGGTCATCCGAGGACAACAAGGAGTACGTTGTCGGCGGTGACGGTGACTATATCGAAGAAACTCACCAGCATTTTGTTCTGGTAATTGGTGAAGACGGGACCGCGGAGACCGCGCTTATTGCGATGAAATCAACTCAGTTGAAGAAGTCGCGTAAGTGGAACTCTATGGCTGCCGCGGCGCAGGAGAAGGGGGCGAACGGTAACGTCTTTTCTCCACCACGCTACGCCTACGTGTACGAACTGAAGACTATCTCGGAAGAGAATAGTAAAGGCTCGTGGCATGGCTGGGAAATTAGCCGGGAAGGCTTGATCGACTCGCAGGGTCTCTTTGCTCGCGCAAAGGATTTTCACGATACCGTGATGAGCGGTGACGTGGTCGTCAAGCACGAGGGCGATACGCCTTCCGCTTCTAGCGACATTCCCTTTTAAAAATACGGGGCGGCCTTCGGGTCGCCCCTTTTAGGACAGCCATGGAACACGTAAAGAAATTTGCGTCGTTCTTTTCAGGCCTCGATTCCGTATATTTGGAAATGGTGCCCAAAGCCGTCAATGGTTCGGGAAAGAACGAAGCGTCATATCAAACGAAAAGAGAGCCGCTGACCGAGGAGCAATACCGCGGTCATCTGGATGGGGAAACAAGTATCGGGGTCTTTCTGCTGAACGCGGAATCGAACGTGCGGTTTGGGTGCATTGACATCGACAAGTACCCCCTCGACCACAAAAAGCTGATTGATTTTTTCGAAGAGAAGAAGCTGCCGCTAATCGTGGACCGCTCAAAAAGCGGCGGAGCGCACTGCTATCTTTTTTGTAAAGAGTGGATGCCCGCATCCAAGATGCGAGAAGCGTTGCGAAAAATTGCAGCGGCGATGGGGTGGGGCGATGCGGAGATATTCCCAAAGCAGGAGGTTATCAACGTAGAGCGCGGCGACGTAGGTTCGGCAATTAATCTGCCGTATTTCGGGCACGAAGATAGCCTACGCCACGCTTTTAATGTTGATGGAAGCGCCGCGACTTTGGAGGAGTTTCTTGCTCTTTGCGAAGAGCGCGGCCAGACCCCGGAGCAGGTTACCGCGCTTTCGGTGACCGAGAAGAAAGACTTTTTGGTGGACGGCCCGCCGTGCCTACAAACCCTGCTACCCCAAAAAATCTCGGAGGGTGGCCGAAACAACGGCTTGTTTAACATCGGGGTCTACTTGCAGAAGGCGTACCCGGATAGCTGGGAAACGGAGTTGATGCAGTGGAACATGTCTTATCTGAACCCGCCGCTTGGGTTGACGGAAATCGGTATAGTCGTCAATCAGTTGAAAAAGAAAGACTACGCCTACAAGTGCAATGACGCGCCGATAAACTCGTACTGCGACCGGCCCACGTGCCTGACCCGGAAGTTCGGCGTCGGCGGCGCGGCGTCGGCAGCGATGGCAAACTTGCGTAAGTACGATAGCCAGCCCCCGGTCTGGTTTCTAGACGTGAACGGGGTGCCAATCGAACTGGATAGTGATGGCCTCTTATCGCAGCCCGCCTTTCAGAAAGCGTGTATGGAGCAGATAAACTTCCTGCCGCCGTCGTCCACGAAGAACACGTGGGAATCACGGATCGCGGCCCTGCTGGGAGAGCTTCGCGACAACAGCGCCGCAGTTATTCCGGTAGCGGAGGAAGAATCGACCAGAGGTATCTTTTACGAATATCTTCGCGATTTCTGCATCAACCATCAGACGGCACAGTCTCGGGACGAGATACATCTCGGCAAGCCGTGGACCGATGAAACCAGTTCGGTTACCTATCTTCGGCTTCGCGACCTCGAAAGTTTCTTGCAACGAAATAAGTTTTTTGAGTATAAGCGCCACAAGTTGGCGCAAAGGCTCCGCGAAATTGGCGGAGAGGCTTCAAAACTTCGCGTAAGCAGTGAAACAGTGAGCGTCTACAAAATCCCTGCGTTCTCGGTTCAACCAGCCGCGGTCTTATCGCCCGTTGCCACTGGAGAGATGGATGACATCCCCTTCTAAATTTTTACGCGTGTTCGGACCCCCCGGAACGGGCAAGACTACTCATTTGATAAACATGGTTGCCGACCTTATTGATAGCGGTGTAGCCCCCGGACGCATCGGCTATTTTGGGTTTACTAAGAAGGCGGCCTACGAGGCTCGCGACAGGGCGCTAGAACGACTTAACATGGGCCCCGACGACCTGCCTTATTTTCGGACGCTTCACAGTTTCTGTTTTATGCACAGCGGTATAAAGTTTGACCAGCTAATGGACACGGAGAACTGGCGGGACATCTCAGCGTTGACCGGCTTTGAGTTTGAAGCGACCGCGACCGACCCCGACTCCGAAAACTTTGGGGTCGCCCTGCCGAACAAGGAAACGGTCATGGGCCTGATAAATATGGCGAAGGTCAAAGAGATCCCATTGCGACAGGCGTACGAGGAGTGGGGGATTACCAATAACCAACCTTGGCCGCTGGTCGATTACCTCAGCCGAGCTTACGAGGACTACAAGTCTGGAGAACGCCGGTTTGATTTTACGGATATGCTCCTGCTGTTTCTTGAACTGGCAGACAGTACCTGCCCGACCTTTGATACAGTCTTCGTTGACGAGGCGCAGGATTTATCCAAAATTCAGTGGCACGTCGTCAATAAGATCGCCGAGAAAACCGCTAACCGCGTAATTGTGGCGGGGGATGACGATCAGGCCATATTCCGATGGGCTGGGGCGGATGTTGAGCAGTTCTTAGGGCTTGAAGGGGCGTCCGAGGTTTTGGCGACAAGCTGGCGGATTCCGCGAAAGGTCCACGCCCTTGCCGAGAATGTCGTTTCGCGGGTAGAAGGGCGGCTCCCCAAGGTATACCAGCCGCAGGGTATTGAAGGCTCCGTGCAGTACATTAACGGTATCGAGTCGATACTGAATGACATGGCCGATGGTGACTGGCTCGTTCTCGGCCAGTGCAATTACATGCTGGAGAACGCAATTAATTTGCTGCGGTCTTCCGGTTACCTATTTGACACTAAGCACGGCAAGACGCGGTTTAGCCAGAAGCTGATTGATGCGGTTCTTTGTTGGAAGGCCTTACAGCGAGGAGAACAGGTGGCGGGTTCGGAGGCGCGAAAGATGTACTCATTTCTTGACGTCGGCCACGGGGTTCGGAGGGGCTTTAAAACACTACCTAATGTCGAAGACGACGACGAAATCGACTATAATGAACTGGTCGAGGCACAGGGTCTTATGGTTTCGAAAGACGAACCGTGGCCCGCGGTCCTGACAAAAGCGCCAGAGAACCAGCTTGTTTACCTTCAAGCGGCTGAGCGGCGAGGAGAAGATTTGTCGCAAAAACCTCGGATTACCGTTTCAACAATCCACGGAGCTAAGGGCGGAGAGGCCCGAAACGTGGTCTTGTACACGGACTGTAGCTATGCCGCTCTTCGTGAGGCAGCAAGGGACGTGGCGGGCAGTAACGACCTGCACCGGACTTTTTACGTTGGAGTCACCCGTACGAAGGAAAACCTCTTTCTCGTTGCGCCGGAATCATCAAAGGAGGCCTACTCGTTTTGACGTTAATAATTCCTTACGACACGAGTCCCGAAGAGCCCATTCAGTTTCGGGTAATTGATAAAACCAAAGGCATCGATTTCTTGGTGCCTATTTCAACAAGCACTGCAATGATTATCTCCGAAGATCTTTTGAAAGCCGTGCGTAGACGAATACCCCGAGACGAGACAGTAAAGCCGAAAGTTCGCGTTCAACGAAAAAGGGTACAGCGTCGCCCCCGGAGAGAAAAATGAGTTTACAGATGGCTATGTTTGCGCCGGATAGCGAGTGGGTTCCACCGTCGGAGTTTCCGGACTTGTCGGGCGCTAAGCAAATCGCAATCGATCTTGAAACACGTGACCCGGACCTTATGAAACGCGGCCCCGGCTGGCCCGTTAACAACGGCGAGGTCGTCGGATACGCGGTCGCGGTAGACGGTTGGTGCGCTTACTACCCTATAGGCCACACCGGAGGAGGTAATCTAGACCGTCGGCTGGTTGAGAACTGGATGAAGAAAGTCTGCGCCACCAATGCAGACAAGGTTTTTCATAACGCCCAATACGACGTGGGCTGGCTCCGGGCGCACGGTATTGAGGTCAACGGTCGCATCATCGACACGATGGTGGTCGCTAGCCTGCTTGACGAGAACCGTCGTTCGTTCTCGCTTAACTCTGTCGCCTATGACTATCTGGATAAGGTTAAGTCGGAGAAAGACCTTATCGCTGCGGCGAGAGAGTTTGGGCTAGACCCGAAGGCTGAGATGTGGAAGCTCCCCGCCATGCACGTCGGGCCCTATGCCCAGACGGACGCTGAATTGACCTTGGAACTCTGGAACTTTTTCAAGGTAAAGGTAGGGCAGGAGGGGCTGCAAGAAATTGTTGATCTGGAACTAGCCCTTCTCCCTTGCTTAGTAGACATGACCTCGCGAGGAGTGCGGGTGGACTTGGATGCTGCGGCAAAAACGAGAGACGCCCTGATCCGTCGGGAAAAGAACGTCGTCAGGGAAATTAAAAAACTGGTTGGAAATCACGTTGAAATTTGGGCAGCCAAAAGTCTGGCGGACGCCTTTGATAAACTTTCGGTGTCGTATCCAAGGACGGCGACCGGCGCTCCCAGCTTTACGAAAGCGTTTTTAACCGCACACGAACACCCTCTGGCTAAGATGGTTGTCGATGCACGGGCCTTGAACAAGATTCAGGGTACGTTTATCAGCAGCATTATGAAGCACGTCGGAGACGATGGTCGCATCCACGGTCACATAAACCAGATTCGGTCCGACGACGGAGGCACGGTCTCGGGTCGCATATCGATGAATAACCCAAACCTTCAGCAAATCCCTGCGCGAGACCCTGAACTAGGGCCGATGATCCGTAGTCTGTTTTTGCCGGAAGAGGGCGAAAAGTGGGCCTCAATTGATTTCTCGCAACAGGAACCACGGATCTTGGTCCACTATGCCTCAGTGTTTGGTAAAAGCCGCAGTCTTCCCCTGCGCGGCGTCGAAGAGTTCGTGGACGGCTATCGCAACGACCCGACAATGGACTTTCACACTATGGTCGCCGATATGGCTCAGATCAGTCGTAAGCAGGCGAAAACGATCAACCTCGGCATGATGTACGGCATGGGTGCTAAGAAGATGGCAGACCAGTTAGACATCCCGCTAGAAGAGGCGAAGGAGCTTATAAACCAATATCACCAACGCGTCCCCTTTGTGAAAATGCTGATGAGAGGCGTGACAGACCGCCTTAACGACAAGGGGAGTTTTGGTGCTATCCGCTCCTTAAAGGGTCGTAAGTGTCGCTTTGACCTGTGGGAGCCCGACTCGTTTGAGATGAACAAGGCACTGCCGTATCACGAGGCGGTGCGCCAGTACGGTCAAACCACTCGGCTGAAGCGAGCCTACACCTACAAGGCGCTCAACCGGCTTATTCAGGCGTCCGCGGCGGACATGACGAAGCAGGCCATGGTGGACGTGTACCGGACCGGAAAGATTCCGCTTATTCAGATTCACGATGAGCTAGCGGTTTCTGTTACAGGAAAGGAAGAGGCACAATCTATTGCAAACCTAATGACAAATGCGATAGACTTGGACGTCCCCAGTCGATGCGACATTGAGATTGGCGCTAGCTGGGGCGAAGCGGAGTGATCCCTTCTCCGCTTGTTACCTCCGCAAACTTACCCCGCCGGTTATTGACCTCTCCGGCGGGGTTTTTTGTTGCATAACCGCAGGAACTCTTATATGTTCCCGTACAGTTCAAAAGGAGCTTAGACATGGACACGACTAAGTGGAAAAGCATTCTTGTGCCGATCCAAACTTACCAAGACGTAAAGCAGCGATCTCAAAAAGAGGGCCGCAGTATCAGCGGTCAGCTTCAGATACACATTGCCGAATCCGAAGCCTTTCGGAAAAGCTACCCGATGGAAGCTTCACGGGTGATTTTGGATGGCTAAGGTCGTAGCAGATTTTCGCGATAAGCCGATTAAGAAACGGACGGCCATAGGCGCTAGCCATCTTTCACGGCCCAAGAACAAGCACAAGAAGCGGAACTTTAAAAAGTATCGCGGGCAAGGCAGGTAATGCTTTCCGCGGCCTTGTTGTGCCTTGCTACCGCGGTGTATTTCGAGGCACGGGGAGAACCTACCGTCGGCCAAGTGGCCGTCGCGGCGGTCATTATGAACCGTGTCGAAGACCGACGTTTCCCGAACGACGTTTGTAGCGTAGTTAAGCAAGGACCGCTTTACCGGTCAGGTGCGCCCGTTCGCCACAAATGCCAGTTCTCCTTTTACTGCGACGGCAAGAGCGACATTATGCGCGACAGGGCGGCCAAGCTTCGCGCCACACGGATCGCGGAACTGGTTTTGTCCCGTACGATTATGGACCCTACCGAGGGTTCAACTTTCTATCATGCCGACTATGTGCTACCTAGTTGGGCGTCAACAAAATCCCGCGTAGTTCAAATAAACCAGCACGTGTTTTACAAATGGTCTCAGCCGAAAAACAAAAAAGACTTAAAGATACCCAGATAGAGAGGGGCACACACGAGCGTCGAAGATGCCTGACTTGCCTAGAGATAAGGGTTGTTGAAAAAGGCATGTTCATTTGCCCCGAGTGTAAAGACTCCGAAATTTTTGGCGGACTTAGTAATTGACTCACGCGAGGTTCTCGCATACCCTTTATCGAGGTTAAGGAGTGTAGTTCTTGACCGTCTCTCCGTGGTTGAAGCGCCCTCGCACCGTCCCATCTGTGCGAGGGCGTTTTTTTTGTTGACGGTCTTTGTATGGGAGTTTATAAGGGGTAATCTTTAACCAAGGAGATTGATATGAGCGACTACTTAAACGCAACGGAAGAGGTCCAAGACTGGTCCACCGCCTTGAGGTGGGTCGATAAGGCGGTACGCACGGAGGCCGAGCGCCTACAGGATCACGGGGGGCTGAAAGACCCTGAAAGTTTTCTTAAAGCCGAGGCTCTCCGGGCTGCTTGGAAGAGGATTCAAAGAGGATGAAGCTCTACACAAGTGAAGACGAATACCACGAGCTTGCTGCTATCTCGCAAAAAGGTCGTTCAAAAAACGTCGGTCTACCGCGCAAGATGGTCCGCAAAATGATCTTGGATCACGGGCGAATGGCGGCAAAGCTGGCCGTACTAAACGTCAGCATCGAACCCGGAAAGCCGGACGAATGACCGAGGCTATTATAATTGAAATGCAGGAACTCATCAAAAGTGATGAGCGCGGAAACCTTGTTCGCCAGCTTTTGTCTGTGTCTGGGGGTGGTAACGCGGAAATGCGATCTCCTCAAATATTGAACGCTCCTGAAGTTTTGCCGTACGCTGAGCAGGCCGCGGAAAAGTTGGGAAAAACACTCTTTTCGGAGAAGCCGAAGGCTCTTTCGGTCGTTTCGACTGAATGTTTTTTGTACGGTTCTGAAAACCCCGCCGATAAGAGACCGCGATCCTCGAAGGAGGGAAAGCTGTACTGGCTTAAAGTCTGTCTTGCCAGCCACTGCTCTGGCGTCTGGACGGACTGGATAATAGAAACCGAACACGGCGGACAAATACTTATGCGGCCCGGCACCGCAATTTTTTTTAACGACGAGTTTACGTATAAAAGGAGTCCTGTACCGCAAGACTGGCATTTTGAGTGCGTAATTGCGTTTAAAGAAGAAGAGGCTTTAGAGGAAGAGGCTTTAGAAGAAGAGCCTCCCGAACAAAGGACTTTTAGTTGGGCTTTATCCTCTACCTCAACTGCTTTTATCAGTCAAAAAAGAGGGGTTTTAAGCGCTACTCAATGCGAGGAAATCATCTCTTCTTGTCTTCAAGAGGACCGCGCTTCTCTGCCCCAAGACGCTGCCGTGGGAAACGGAAACGGAAGCGTCAACCACAATGTTCGAACCTCAACGACTCAGTTCCTCTATTCAAGCAACGAAAAAAACCATTGGTTGTTTGAGTTGTTGTGCGGGGAAGTCCTTGAAACTAACGAAAGTTTTTTTTGTTTCGACCTTTGTAATATTCAATCTCTTCAATTCACCACTTATTGTGGCGACGGCGGGTTTTACGGAAAACACGTAGACGGGTCCAGTTCTGACCCTAAAACTTTGGAGCATCGAAAGTTAAGTTTTAGTGTTCAATTATCCCCGCCGCAAAGCTACGAAGGGGGCGACTTGCTTATACACGATAGTCCTGACCCTAAGCGGATAGAGCGCGACCAAGGCGCTATCACTTTCTTTCCAAGCTATGCGCTGCATGAAGTAACCCCCGTAACTAAGGGCACCAGACACTCCCTCGTGGGGTGGGTAACCGGGCCCGCATTTAAATAGGAGGAAGACATGGAACAGCTTATCACTATTTTTCTTCAGAATTTTTTCCGCGTCGTTTTCGGCTAATGCCGCCGTTTGAGGTAACCGTTCGCTGCCGAGAGTGCGACGGTTTCGGCCAGCTAGCCCGACAAGCCAGCGAGACGCTGGAAATACGCAGCCTGTGCCCAAGTTGCTACGGCGAGGGTCAAGAGACGCTTTACGAATCGATGTACGAAAATATTGAAGACGTGCGTCGAGATTATCCTGACGCAGACGACATAAAAGAGGTGAAGAAGTGACTGTAAAAACGAGGCTGCCGATAACGATTATTGATGCAGAAGGAGAGCTTAAAAAAGTAATGGCCGTGATCTACGCAGACCGGCCCGCGGACCACGAGCCTATTCAAGAGGAGGCGGTGTGGGCCAGCGACACTGTTGACATGGAGTGACTGTGATGGGGAAAACAGAAAAAAAACTGTTTGGTTTTTTAGACGAGTTGGGGTGTAAGGAACATTCTCACGGCGAACAGTCCCTGTATGACCACCTTGTGGGGACGTACAACATTCTGCTTAGGGATGACCAACCTTTCGACATTGCGCTTGCCGGGCTCTTTCATGCCGTTTACGGCACAACGAGCTACCCTTTTCCACTTATAAACGAAGAGGACCGCTTCCGCGTTCGGGATTTGATAGGGCAAAAAGCGGAAGAGCTAGCCTTTAGGTTTGGGACAATGCCGCTTCCGCGTGAAGAAAACATTTTAAAGATATCAGACCTTAAACTCCAAAGAGCCTTGATGGCGATTCATGTTGCCAACCAAGAAGACAACGATGCCGTGCCTCTCGACAACGTCATACGTTTGAGAGATTTTCGAGACGAGGTAAAGGTCGAGCCGCACGACCCCTTGGACCTGTCTGGACCGTATTTTCAAAACTTTATAGACGATGTGAAGTTAAGCCTGCACGAATCAGTACAGGCTTATTGGGCAAGGAGGTTAATCGAAGCACTTACGCTTGATTTCCCGGAAGAGCCCGACACCGCGGAGGAGATTGCAAAGGTAGTGACAACTCAGGCAGTCCTGTCTCTCGCTTCGAACTACGCCGCAGATTTGGACCGAGAATTTGAAACAGTTTTCGCTGGCGCTGGTACGGCTAAAAACCTTTTTTTAGAATGCTACGAAAAAGACATGGGAGAACAAAACGATGGATAGGGCTCAAGCATCCGCTGACGAACGGAAGGTGGTTAGGCGCGACGTCGGACAGGCGCATCGCAACTACAAGGGTAATTTTTCTGCCGACTTAAAAGCACATTCGATTATCGATTTTTTTGTGTTGGAGACCACATTACCTTTTTGGTTTAACCAAGGAGTTAACCATGAAATCGATGAGATAAAGCTTCAAAAGGAGCAGGTAGATTTCTCAGACCAACTGGTTGGTCAAATCAACGAAGGCGAGCAGATATATCTCGACAAAGATTACTGCGACCCGTTTCACGGTGTTTACGGGGTCGCCGAGTCCATGGCTATGCAGTACGTTCAGCAGTTCTACGCCTCGCAAGAAGACCCTAACTGTCCTTACGTCGCGGCGAACTGCTACGAAGCTTGGGTGGTTGACAGTCTGCCCGGTGACTACAACCCAATTCACGATCACGGCAAACGCACCGCTGCTGGTTTAAGCTTTGTTTACTGGACGCGAGTGCCGGAAAATATGCGTAACTCGGAAGCAGTTAACCTGAAGAGCGCTTCTCGGCAACTGGACGGCTGCCTGACCTTTGTTAACGGTCCAACGCTTCAAACCTCACACGCTGAATTTAGAACCTCGAAAGTGATGACCATGGACCCGCAGCCGGGCCGGTTCGTTATATTCCCGCATTGGCTCAACCACATGGTCTATCCTTACAAGGAAACAATCAACTCTGACCAGCAGCCGGAACGGGACCGCAGATCAATCGCAGGGAACGTCGCCCTTTTTACGAAAGAGCAAATAGTCGATAAAAATGACGGAGATTAAAATCTTTGAAAACTTTTTGAATGACGAGGTTTTCTTTGATTTAAAAAGCGCCCTTCATCCGGGCGGTGGATTTCCGTGGGGTTTTCACCTTTCAAACGTCGCGGAACTCGGTCCAGAAATTCACTTACGAAACAACCAGTTTTCTCACGTTTTATACCAACATGAGCCGCTAGAAATACCGTTTGATGTTATGGGTCAGCTAGGAGACCGGGCGCGGGAAGACTGTCCGCAGCCTGCAAAAATTATTGCGCCGGTTTTACAAGAAATTGACCCCTTTATTTTAGTTCGCGCTAAAGTAAATTTGTTGACGTACTCCGGGGAAACTTCTTTTTTCGGCGGGTTTCATACAGACACTCATCGGGAAGATATATGCGTGACCGGTATTCTGTACCTAGACACGTGCGACGGTCCTACCGAGTTTGAAGGCGGAAAAAAAGTAGACGCCGTGGCTAATCGGCTGGTTACCTTCCCCGCCTTCGTGCGCCACGGATCTTGGACCGCGACCGACGTGCCGTACCGGCGAGTCATAAATTTTAATTGGATTCCGTTTTAGTCGTTTTCTGTTGACCGGGTTGCGGATGTCCAGTAATGTCCCATACCTCAATTAACCACGGAGATTATTATGGACAAGAAATATGCGGGAACAACGATTGTTCTGCCCAAGGCGACAGTAGAAATGCTAGACGAAATCCGCACCAACCTTGAGATTAAAACCGGGATTATCAAACTTAGCCGTCGGCAGGTAATTGAGTCGCTCATATCCCAGAAGATGGAAACGCTCTACCACGTCGCCGAAATTGCACCGGCGGAAAGTCTCCCACCGGCCTCTGATGAGCTTGACAGGCTGCGGGGGCGCAAATGATGGACCCGCTTCGTTTTTGGCGGAAGATGCTAAACCGCGTTTTATCGTTTGACGACGATAAGCGCGGCGAAGCGATCTCCGAGTTTCTGGAAAAAGAGCCGAAGAAATTTACGAACGTCAACCGCTATACCCGGGCCGGTAAGAAGCCTAAAAAAATATACTGCCCGGACTGCGGCGCGTGGACCGAGGTATATCACTTCGCGTGGTCAGCGCTCCAGTGCAGCGCCTGCGATGCAACAAACGATAAAAACGATTGGTTGGTGGAATATGTCGAATAGAAGTGCGGCAGACATCCTCGGGCTGGCCCTCGTAACGAACGAGTATCTAGTCCGTAAGCTGCGCGAACGTGCAGCAGACGAAGAATGGACCGGTGGCGACGAAGCAGAGGCCGAGCGCCTCCGTTCACGGGCCACGGAACTGGAACAGAAATGTTCAAAGGTTGAATGGGTTATATAGGAGAAGACATGCCTAGTCGTTTAAACATTGGCTGGGGCTACGATTTAGCCCCTATCAAAGGGCGAAGCAGTAAGGGTCAACTCGACACGCACTGCGAAAACTGCGGGGCGGCAGCCTCGAAAGCAGAGAGCCGGTGGTACGAAAATCCTGATCCGATTACCGGGGAATTTCCATTCTACATTTGCGCGAAGTGCGCGTGGGAGGAAGAGAAGTTTTATCGGCGAGAGGCCGAATATGCGGCTTGGCTGGACGAGCAGCACCGGCACGAAAGGGAAAAGCCCGCTCTTCGGGAACAGGACGTTGAGGTGCTAGACGATTACCGAGCCGCCCCTCGCTTTTAATTTGGAGGAGCCCACATACTCAGCTTTCGCCGAGCGGTGCGAAAGCGATGAAGCAGTCCTGCGGATTAAACGTCCGTCAAAACCCCGGGTTCCCGCCGTGTCGTTGGCGCATTTGGAGGTTAAGGCTGCAACCGCACTATCGGGGGGAGGGTTTACTTACTGGCCCTCCCCTCAACTCTACAGGAGGTAAAATGGAAGTTATTGAAAAGCACTGGATCAACGCGCCTACCGAGGTAGTTCGAGCTTACGTTCCATCAGAGCCCCATCTTCAACATTTTGAAAGAGCTATCCGCGAGGGCGTCGGACCAATGGATTACGTCACAAACGTAAGAGGCCAGATGACCGACTTCAGGCACTTTAACAACGATCCGGTTTTCCACGAATATGTCGGAATGTTCGGGGAGCAACTTCTGTCGTCGAATATATTTAACGAGCCTAATTTTACCGGCATTAACATCCTTGACGCTTGGGGTAACCTTTTAAAGCCGGGAGAAAGCGTGACCGAACACGCCCACGTTGCCGAAGGGACGGATTACGCCACGATAATATATTTTGGCCCCAGTCATATATTCGCGGGCGACGTTGTTTTTAACAACCTCAGAGGCCACGTCCTCACCTTACCGTCCTCGCTGCGGCATTCGGTGCCCGCGGCTCCCGACGAACGCATGACCCTAGCTTTCAACTGGACGATGAACGTCAACCCCAACAAATGGAAACCGGAAAATGAGTAACGGGCTTATAAGCCGCCGTCGGCGTTCTCAGTTCCACACTTGGGACGAAATTTGGCGCGTCTTTTACATGTTCCCTCCCGCCATGTGGTGGCAGGCATTATTCCCTCGAAAAGAAAGGTAGATTTATGGAAGCAGAAAAAACGCCCTGCGGTTTCACCGGTCGAGAAGTGTCCGACCGGTACGGCAAAAAATTCCCGACTTGCGAAAAGTGCGGACTCTCGAAAAAAATGTATGATTATCTTAGGCACCTAAGATCAGGTAAAACGTAATGAAATCAGTGACTTAGGGTGCGACACTATGTCGCATGTACATATGGGATAAGATGCTTTATTATAATACATAATAAAGAGGCACAAAAGCGCCCGGCTCTTTCTCATTGTAAATAAGAAACCAACCTGTTGAGTGACCCGTGGACCATTAACCATGGAGTAACTCAATGACAGACCACACACTTAAAAACGGACGTACCTTCTTTGCCATTACAGGCGGGAGCTACGGAGGCTGGGCCAAGGCCCGCGACCCGATCACCGCTATCAAAGACGCGGCGTCAAACAGCGGGGGCCAAGCCACCAAGAACGGCGTCGCCGTCATGGTAATGTACGGCCCGAGCGAAACGCTAAACTGCGGCCCGCTGGGCGGCTTCACCTACCAAGCCACGCCGGAAGAGAGGCCAACCCCGATAGGGTTGTTCTTCTGTAAAGGCCGAACCATCAAGCCGATGAAAAAAGGCGACATGGGTCCAGACCATCCAGACCACGAAGAATGGATGGACCAGACAGCTAGCGACATTGAAGAGGATGTCGCGTACTGGATAGAAAAGAACGAGAACGCAGCTTAACCACTAATCAGTAACCACTAATCACGGCCCACGGGCCTCTTAACAGGTTGGAGTTAAAACGATGCCGAAGCTAGCTAGCTAGAGACCACCAATCACGGCCCACGGTTCTTCTCAGAGATCAGTTTTAGTTCTCCCTATATATATAGGGCTGAAATTATTTTTTTCTGAAAAAAAAATTTTTAGCGTGGAACACGTGGAACAACGGAACAGAAAAGAGTAACCCGCTGTAATTGAATAACAAAGTCTGTTCCATGTGTACCCGATTCTGTTCCATGTGTTCCATGGAATATTCCACGTGACCCGCGCGAGCAGTTTGTTTTCGAAAAAAATCTGATTTTGGCCCTATATATATAGGCGGTTTTGTGGCAAGACTAGTGCGGATTAACTATTGAAAGATACCCGCCATGCCGCGCAAGACTGTCCGCAAATCTGACGACCCGGATTGGGTTGAAACGAGGGGCCGGAAAAAGGTCAGCACCAAGACCACCCTGACCCGCAAGCAGGAACTGTTTGTCAAAGAACTGGTCAGTAAGGATGGTCAGATAACGCTCCGGGAGGCCGCCATAAACGCGGGCTACCCTGCCAGCAGTGCCCATAGCCGGGCGTACGAACTTACCAACCCTGACCGCTCTCCGCACGTTGTAGCCGCCATCCGAGCGTACCGGGACGAGCTAGACGTTAAGTTCGGCGTCACCTATCAACGGCACCTGCGCGACCTGCAAACGATCCGAGACATGGCACTTCAAAATGGCGCGTACAGCGCGGCGGTCCAAGCCGAGTATCGGCGGGGTCAAGCGCAGGGCGACATCTACGTTAGCAAAAGCGAGATTCGTCATGGGTCGATAGACTCCATGTCCAAAGACGAAGTACTGAAAGCCTTAGAGGATATAAAACAAAGCTATGCCCCGATTACCATCGACATCACTCCCGAAGAGCCGGACAATTCCGCAAACCGCAGCAAAGCGCGAGAGCGGCTTGTGGAAGACGATGAAGGAGGGGATATCGAAGAGCAGCCGGAAGCTGACGATGACGAGGCTGGAGACGTGGGCGACGCCCGGGGTTCCTGACGTTGTAATTCAGGACGAGCTAGGGCTCTTTCATTTTGTCGAATTGAAGCACACTGGTGGCAGGGCCGTGGAGCTATCGCCGCATCAAGTTACGTGGCTGGACCTGCACAAGAACGGTAGCGCGTGGATACTGGTCCGCCAGTCGAAAGCGAAGCAGACCGATACCGTCCGGGTCTACCACGCGTCTAAGGCTATCGACGTTAGGATGGAAGGCACCGACTGCCCGCCAGACCTGTTTGTCGAAGCGCCCTATGACTGGGACGAAATTATGGGGTTGATATGTCCGATAAGGTCGCATATAAACGGCGAGTCTATAAACCTTACGGAGGAACTAAGACATGGAGTATGACGCCATTACCAGCTTTGCCGTTGATTACCTTATTATCGCGTGGACAGGATTCGTGATATTCGCGGGCATTGCTTTCGTTCAATCCTGCATCAATCGCAAAACCACGGAGAAATTTAGCGATGAAGATTAGAATTGAAATCAAGCAAGTTAACTTAGAGACGCACGTCGCTGAAATAGACTTGTCCGACCCGCACGATAAAGACCGGTTTGGAGCGGACTTTGATCTTTATGGAAACCTTGTGCCGGATGCTGAAAGCGACCCCGATTTCATTTGGGGTTTGCGCCAAGATCGTGACTTGGAATTTGTCGGGGTGGAAAACCAAAGCGAGTATGTTTGGGACTGTAAGGTTTTGCCCGAGACGGAGGCCGCGTGATGTTTCTCTTTAGCATTCTAGGCCGCCTGTTATACGGCCCCGATTGGAAAAAGTACGCGAACGCCAAACCGCCGCGTGCAATGCGACGACGAACGCGGCGGCGCGGTTATTAAAAAAGATTAAACCCGGTATTGACGCCGGGTTTTTTCTTGCGCTAAGGTATGGGAGTTAACCCATACCATGGAGAGAAACCAAATGTATAAGAGTGTTCGATTCAAACGATTAGAAAACCCGACCGGTCCGACCGCGTGGGAAATTGTCCGACTCGGAAAGCCGATGCCCCGCCAATACGACACGCTTGACGAGGCGCTGACATATGCGCGGCTTTGTTATGACCACCCGGGCGAACGGGACACCGTTTTTGTGCGGGAGGTGCTGACCGATGCTTAACACCGTTG